TCGCTGAATTTTAAGTCCTCAGCAGACTCTACTTTATTAAAAGTGTTAGTGAGACGCTTTATTTATACAGGTAGCATCCTTGCCTCAAAGGACACTCCTATCGCACGTTTTATTGCAGTGGGACTCTGCGGTAACTAAATAGCACTCAGGTTTCAATACCCCCCATTCCTATCGCAAGCATTCCAAGTCGTAATAAACGGGCTAAAATACGAACTTGTATGTAACCAATACGATAAGTGTGATTTTGGCTTTTCCGTAGAACTACGACACTCACGCGCGCCGCGCCCAGTTTAACGACATGGTGGTCGGGATTGAGACTTTACCACAGTATGGGCACAGTCTCAAGAAATTCCGTGTAGGGTGTGGGGAACACGGGATCCCCATGCATGTGCACTAACTGCATACCATACTCCGTAGCAATAATCCCATATATTGTACGAGTAGGAAGAATTGCATTCCAAATGTTAGTATAGCGCACAGCCTGCTGAACGACCTTATCCATCATCCCTTTGCGTCCTATTACACGCTTACATTCAACAACCAAAATAGCATCTTCGGTAATATATGCTAAGTCTCCCTTGCCACACTGCGTAGATATAATCTCGTACTCCTCGTACGCGGGGCATCCTAACACTGACTTAACATAATCGAATATATCTCGCTCCTGAGACACTCGTGGAGGTTCAGTAACTCCACTCGCTGTAGAGTCGCTCCAGTAGTCATAATCTATCGAGTATCCAGCATCATCAGATTCCCCATCACTCGATGAATGCGGTTCATATTTCACGTCTTCTATTCTATATTTATCTTTCCACTGGACAACACGAGTGTCGAAGTCCAGGTTTAGAGTTCTACATGGAAGATTTTCTATCTTAGCAATCCGCTTCATTTGCTCTAGTCGCGTATCAAATACCTCACGACCGTGGAAAAACCACTCTCGTAAAGCACCATCTATATTTTGGCACGCCACTTCTCTAGGAGTAAGGGCGCTAGATTCAACTACTGCATGTAATGACTTCATAATAGAGTCTTCTGCTAAGGGTCCAACATATCTATTAAGGGCCGGTTCCCACCTAAAACGCCGTTTGAGGAAGTCAAGCTCACTAAGTGACATGTAAGGTCTAGGATCCGAAGTTTTATCTGGCATCGTGAATACAATATCAATCTCCCTGAGTGTGTCAGCCATAACTACATGATTGAATTTATCACAATTTATATCAACTCCACAAGCTGCATCATCTCCATACGTGATAAGTGACATTACATCCCTGAAGCGAGCTGGTCTATCTAATCCGACCTTTGTACCCAATTCTCCCAAACTCTCTAACGGGTATACTTTAAAAAAGCAATACCTAAATAAGAGCGAATTGACGATACTATTTATGTACACGGTCATATTCTGACCAGACGGGTTCGTACCATGAAAACGCATCAAAGTGCCATTGTAAGCTACTAGCGGAGTACAAACTTCATGAACGATGACATTCATACGCTGGAGGTCGGCACTCGAGTATCTACCAGACCAGCTAGCAATCTTCATCATTATCGCAAAAGCAGATAGTGTCAACTGGGCTGGCATGCGTACATCATACTTCTTGTAGTCCCCTGCGACGATTCGATCGCTACTATGCTTAGAGATAAACTCAGTAAGTTCGTGCCATTCCGGACCATGGGCATTTATACCTACGGCTGTTTCAGCAATCAGCGGGTTCATAGAGAGAAATCTCGCTATAGGAAGGAAGTACTTCCTAATAAGATATTGTAGCACAAGCGGTGCAGCTTCAAAGACCCTAACTTTAGTCTCGTTGACTTTCCGTGGTTCATCCTTAAGACTAGCACCAAATATCAAATTTAACGATTCATTAGCGTCTGCCTGAGTCAGCACCTTATAGATATATGCCTGTATCTCCTCTGTAAATTGCTTTGGGCAGGCATGTTCCTCTGTAGGCTCCAATTCTTCTAAATACTTAGATTTGGGACCGCCGATCGGATAACCAATAGACGTACTGGTGACCATTGCATCTATGAAGCGCTCACCATCTCGTCCTGAAATAGTCTCTTGATCAGTGAGAGGTGTCAACTGACTTGTCCAGTAAGTCGGATTAGCATCAAAGACCTCACGTAGATCTACAAGATAATCTTCCATCGCAAAATTGAGTGACGACTGGGGCAATCCAGGGGACGGCCGAGCAGCATGCTTCAATGTCTCATACCACGGAACCCATGTCCCACTATCCGTATGACCTTTATCATTAGTAAAAGGTTGGCGAAAAGCAGGACCACTCCATGTATTTGGCACACCTGTTACCAGAGCAACAGTGTCCGAAATAGGTGTAGGAATAACCGAAGAACGCGTG